TTACTCATGACGGTTTGATCCATCAGCATTCCTGCCATTTGATCCCTACTCATACCCATAGCTTTAGCTACGGCTTCTTGTTGAATAACATTATACTCCGCAAATTTAGCTTGAGTAATACCTTGATTTCCTAACTCTTTAGATAAACCTGATATATTATTTGTTAAAGCGTAATATCTTGCTCTTTCTAGATTTAATTGTTTTCCTGTTAATACTTCTGCTTCAAATTCAGCTGCTATGGATGATTCAATATTAAGTAAAGAATCTTGTATTCCTTTTATTTCTTCTAGATTTAAACCTACTCTTTTAGCTTCATAAGCAGCTTCTGCTAATTTACCAGGTTGTGCAGCGAATGTAATTAATGTGGCTTTTGAAGTTTTAGCTATACTTTCTAGTAGTTGTTTTTCATTAATAGCAGTATTATTAACTAAATTTAATGCTCTAGCTTGACCTAGAAACGCTGTTGTAATTTCTTTAGCAGGTTTACCTGTAGCTAAAGATAATTTAGATAACATTGTGGCAGCTTCAACACTATAACCTGCTTGTTTTACCATTTCTGTTTGGAAAATAAGCATGTCTTTACTTAAAGCAGCATTAGTACCTAAAGCAGCATTAATTTGTAAGAAGGATTCATTGATACCTTTAGTAGTAACAAAAATATTACCACTATCATTAGCTATATCATTAAACTGTTGATTTAATCTAGCAGCTTGAGTATAAGATATACCTAACTGTTTAGCTGTATCTCCTGCTAAACCATCAATTTGTTTAAAAGCCTCTACTAAGAATGTTAATATAACTAAAGGACCAAAAGCTTTAGCTAAAGCAGGGCCTAAAGATTTAATCCCTGCCATCATTCCACTTTGTGAAGCAGCTTCAAGACCCATTGATTTTGCTTTTTGAGCAGCTGCAGCTCCTGATAAATTCCCTAATTCCTTTTCTAAACCTAACTGTTTAATTTTTTCTTTAGTAAGTCCTTTTCCATTAGCATCTAAAATATCTTGAAATTCTTTTTTATTAATAGCATTTTGGACCTCAACTTCTCTAGCAGCCTCTGCTGCTTCATTAAAGGGAGCAGAGAATCTATTTAGTCCGGGTATAGCTTTAGTTATATCTGATAAAGCCCCAAATGTTTTTACTCCAAAATTATTAGCTATATTTTGACTAGTTTTTTCTAAATTTCCAGTTTCTATTAATAATTGTTGGACATTTTTAATTTGATCTTTAATAGATTGATTAATTTCTCTATTTAATTCTCTATCATCAGTATGAATTTTATTTTGAAGAGAAGATAAAGTATAAAGAGATTTTTCTAATATCTGTCTTTGTTTAGCTAAATCAGTTATACCTTTTTGAGTTCCTAGATCTTTTTTATCAATAGCATAAGTTTGGTCAGCAATTTTTACTATCTCTCTTCCTATAGAGCGAAGTTTGTTTTTTTCAATAATTTGAAATTGTACATATTTAGTTTGGTCTCTTAAAATGTTAGCTAAATCTCTAGAATCATCTAAGATACTCTCTCCAATTCCTTGACGCTGTTGTAAAAGTCTAATTAAATCCTGTTCAAGAGATAAATTATCTTGATTAGTATTGTCTGCCATAATAACTTAGTATATAGTATAAATATGTAAAAAACAAAAAGTACCTACTGTTTGGTAGGCACTGATGCATTATATGTATTTGCTTGTGGTATATTAGGTCTAGCTATCTCATTAACACTTTTATTAGTTAACATGTTATTTTGAGCATCAACTTGTTCCTGCTCTTTATCGTAAAATTTTTTTAGTTTGTTAAAAGTAAAATTTCGAATCCAAATAGGCATTTCATAGATAGTGTTCCAATCATACCCTCCCTTACTATTAAATACTATTTCGTGTATTTGGGAAAATAAGTTTATTCTATGTGTTGAGGTCAGGCCAAAAAAAGTTAAGGCTGATTGGTACAGCGATGTCCTCCCCTTCATCACCTTTAATAGTTAAATCAATATCTGGGGATATTCTTTTTATTTCTTGACGTAATGATCTTGAATCTCTTGCTAATAATTCATTGTCAACAAATTCTCTTACTGTTTTTCTATCAGAATTCTCATTTATTGAGATGATTATATGTTTTAATCTAGTTGATAGTTCAGGTGAGCCACCATTAGGGAATAATTTTTTTAATCCTTTTAATTCGGCTTCAATTGCTGCTTCATCTCCATGAGTTAGTAATTTAAAACCAATTTCAATTCTAGAAGCAGGTAATGTGAAGTAAAATTCATTACCTTTAGTATAATCTACATCTTCAGGTAATTCTTTATCTTTTAGAATAGTTAAATCTACTTTATGAACTTGACCTTTATGTTCAAACTCATAATCTTGACCATATCCTAAAATACGAGAAGCAATTAAAATTGCATTTTTATCTCCAATTAAAATATCTTTTAAATCTACTTTAGAGACAATTAATGATTCTAGTAATTTGTCTAATACTGTACCTTGTTGAATATAATTAGTATTAGTTAAGATATCTTCTTCTCTAGCTGTCATATACTTCATTTCAATTTGACCGCTTGATAAAGGATTGTCTTTTGGGTAAAGTAGACCTTTTGAAGGTAATTCTACAATTTCTGTAGGGAATTTTGGTTTTGTAACTTGATTTTCCATAAATTATTTTAATGTTTGTGTATATAAATATAGCGAAGATAAAGAAACCCACCTAAATGGTGGGTTAATTTTGAAATATATTTTGTATGGTTTAGAAGTTCAAGATACAATAATCCATTGCAAGTGTACAAGTAATTTCTGTTGCTGATTCACCTTGTGACCAGTCATAATCACCAAAGGTAGCGGTTTTAACAAATGCACCTTTTATGATCCACTCACCAACTACATCACCTACAGGACCTAGAACATTCATTGTGATGTCTTTTTTATAGAAATCTGAATATCCATCTCTACCTGTTACAGATTCGTGAGATAAACGCATCCATTCCATTACGGCTTGTGATCCTGCCGGAGCAATTGGATCGTATAATGACAATGTAATGTCATTCCATCTTACTTTACCTTTAATTTTACGGTAAACATTGATGTGATCAAGTGTGATTTCACCAGCATCGAATCCAGGAGCCGAAGCTTTCTTAATCATATAAGCTGGAATTCCTTCTATGTACATTATGAACCTGTTTGATACTTTAGGTTCGAATGCTGTGAACATTATTTCGTTAGGGTTTAATACTGCCATGTCGTGTTATTTTATTATAAATATTAAATAAATTGATTCTTATTCAAAAGTTGCACCTGTTGGTGTAACATTGAAATCTAATATAACAAACTCGGCTGTTCTTGTAGGTTGGATAAAAATCTGTCCTAGCAATTGATTTCTATCGATTACATCTGCAGTATTGTTACTTTCGTCCATTACTACTTTGTAAGCATATAAACCTTGTCTTTGTTGAATTGATTCAAGATATGGATTCACTTGTCTTAAGAATCTATTTCTTGTAGCGATCGTATTTTGTTCAAATACTAAGTTATTAGCAACTTGACCAATGTATGATTTTAACTCGATTAATAATCTTCTCACATTAATTCTATCTAAAGCAGATGCTTTTTTCTGTAATGTTTTCTGACCATAAGCAACAACACCTTGTCCAGGGAATGTAGCAATTGAGTTGATTTTTCCAGCGTATAATGTATCTCTATCTGTTGGAGCTAATTTTCTTTCAGCTTGAATTACACTTAAACTACCTCTTGTAAATCCTGCAGGTGCGAACCATGGAGCAGAAATTCTATCATTATAAGCAAATACGCTTGGAATAATTGTTGAAGGTGGAACCCATGTTAATTTTCCTGTATTAGGAGCACTAACTTGAACCCATGGATAATATGCAGCAGCATAACTATTATCTACTGATGTAGCATTACTAATTACAGTAGCAACATTGTCTCCTAAAGCTGACATATCAACAATAGCAATACAATCGCCTCTATCAGAAGCTAGGTTAGTTAATGATGTAATTACACTATTTCCTGTTGGAGCAGTAATACCTGGGGTAGTAATGACATTAAATTTAAATTCGTCTTGGTTGTTTAATAGAGAAATTGAAGATGTATAATCACCATTAGTTAAACCATATACATCACAATTTGTTCCTAAAGCTCCTCTAAATGAACCACTTTGATTAATAGGTAAAGATGAAGTGTAAGCTGATACTGGGTTTCCATTATTATCAAAATAATTTGGAGTAGTATAACCTACAGATTTTACTCTTACATATCTTGATTTATTAGTATAATCTCCAGTAGTTTGAACATATCCGTTATCAATAGTTGTAGATTGGTTACCAATTACAGCTTCAAGATAATTTGATTGATTAGGATCTAATGATAAACCTATCCATTGTTCTAAAATTACTTTAGAATTACTATTATCATCACCTCTTCTAACTAATAAATCAAATGTACCACTTCCTGTACTAACATTTACTATTTCAAATCTTACATTATCTGAAGATCCTGATGGTAATGTACCGTTAGTTCCTTCTGTACTATAACTATTATTAATAGATCCTTGAGATAAAGTTTCTAGAGTAAATACTGTACTAGGAGTACCATTTGTACCTCCAGTAAATGCTACTGATAATGGTGTTCCTACACCAAAGCTACTAGTAAGTGAAAAAGCATTTTGTGAAGTACCTGTAGCATCTGTAAAGAAAGTTAATATTCCTCCTGTGAATGAAGCTGAGAAGTAACTAGATACTCCACTTGTTCCATTGTTAACGGCATTTACTACGTTAGTAGCCCAACTACCTGTTGAGGGTACAACATTGGCACCATCATTAGTTCCATTACCTACACCTAAGTAAATAAAATTAGAACCTTCAAAATAAGATCCAGTAGCAGCATAAGGATAGTTGTAAATTACATAATTAAGACTACCTACAGCAGTAGTAGCATTAATTTGGATTTGATTCCAAGATGCTGTACTAGAGTTTAAAACAGTAAATGATGCGGAAGCAACAGAACCTGTTACTAAAGCTATATTATTATTTGCACTAGAAGTTGCAGGGGCAAATGTTCCGCTCACTACTCTATCTACTAATAATGTAGTACCACCTTGTTGAAAATAATTATAAGTAGAAATTGAAGTTAAATATTCATATGATGTCCCTCCACTAATAAAAGATCCACCAAATTTATTTAAATAGTCACTATAAGAAGTAACTAAAGTAGGTATTCTAACAGGACCCTTTACAGTTGGCCCAACAATAGCTGCACCTGCAGTTATAGGGCCTTGTGTAATTTGTGATTGGTCATTTTCTCTGGTTAGTACACCTGGAGATAAAAGAGTTTCAGCCATTTTTTAATTATGTTTAAATTATTTTGTTTATATTTGATAATAAATATTAAAAAAAGGCTCAAAACCTACATTTTAGGGGTATATTATATCTCCTTCTTTTAAATCTATTTGAACATCACCATAAGTTTCTTTTAATTTTTTACTAAGATTTATTTCAATTGCAGTTAATTGTTCATATTGGGATTTCAAATGCTGTTCTTCTTTTTCAAGTTGTAATTTTCTAAATGATAATTGCCCTAATTGGGTAATTAAGGTTTCAGATTGATTTTGAAAATCTTTTAATTCTTGTAATTCGGTTTCTTGTAACTTTGTTGATTTAATCATAACGTTGTTTTTATTTAATATTATTCGAATAATGCCTTCCAAATAGTTCCATCAAAGTAGTATAATATACTAGCCCCGGCTGAGCCTGATGCTATTATCATTCCTTCAACTTCTGG